AGGGCACCATTGCGGCACGGCGTACCTTTGCCAGTCACACCCTGGCAGGGCTGCTTACGGGTCGACCGGAGCTGGGCGACTTCTTGGCGAAGTTGGGCGACTTCGGCGAGCAGGGCATCCATTGGGGGGACTTAGGAGTTTTTGGGGGGAGCGGAGCCACTTAGGCAACTAACGACGTCTAGAGATTATATGGGAGATGTTCTATTTTTATTGAACTTATCTTGTCATTTGCCCATCCAGGGAGACCATGGCGACCCCCTTGTAACGTATACCCCCATCCACCATAGTCTTTATGTTCATACGCGGTTGCCTTACAGCTACCGTATTTAGCATATGATGATATTTCATCATGTCTGGAACCAGTGCTACTCACATTTGGTAGGGAATCACGAATTGTCCATGTATGATCGTGCCAACCCCCATGTTTCCAAGTTTGAACAGAACATTTCTGATAATTGCAAGCACTGGGTGTGGTTCTTTCTACATAGGGCTTTGAACAGTTCACCAATGTTTTACGTTGAACCGTGCTATTATTGGGGTTACATATAATATTTTTCCACTCGTTACCCTGATAACAACACGTTTGTTCCTTTGAACTTACTGAATCTGCACCCGTACATGCTGAAGTAACACTGCGTGTAGCTGTTTGTCTACCATTAGATTGACAGGCGCCCCATGCGGTCCATGCCGATGTATAACAACAATCTTCTGTTTTACTCGTGGTCGCACCACTATTGACAACGTCTCTTCTATAATACTGTTTACCTTGGGGTGTACATCCACCAATTGGTACCCAAGGACCCACATACGGACAATCCACCTGCCTTGTTTTCACACTATCTGGACAATTCCCAGCCGTAGTCTGCTCTTGAGTTTTTCGACCAACTGAGCTACACCCGGTTGTGTCCTTCCAATCCCTCTTTTGATAACAACACGCCAAAAACTTAGCCTTTGCGGATGAAGGGCATCCACCCGGCTTGTTCTCTTTGTATGTTTGTGTATACTTGGCCGTTCCATCAACCAAACATGAGCCTACCATGGCCCAATCACCGGTTTGTTCACAACATGGTTTGGGTGTCCCAGAGTTGATTCGTTGAGTGTCGCCGTGTGGATAATCACACGCATTACCACCATGCGCCGCCTGTTTAGTTATAGTGAATGTACGCTCTTTATATGGTTGTACGCCACATGGTTCATCCGATTTAGGGGCACTCCACGCCGACCAGGATCCTTCGCAGTCTACTGGACAAGGATCGGCCGTACAATCTTCCCATTTTACAAGTTCCGGGCATTCTTTTGGATTTGTTGCAATATTATAAAACATCTTCTTACCCTTTTTACCACACGAAACTTTTATTTGACTATTCTCAGCGACAACGCACCCAAGTCCAGTATTTTCAACCCAACCCGTATAATTGTTACACTTTGGGGGTTCTGGTTTCGGACATGGGACATTACAATATCCACCTTTTGATGTTGGACACGAACCTGTACCCACAGCTGGTTTATAATCTGGTGCATTCGTATCAAGATTGAGCTGTGTGATACCCTCACCACATTTACCCTCTGTGCCATCTAAAACAGTCTCAATCATGTTACCACTCGTATCATACTCCTTCCGAACACACTTACCTGTATCTATCCAAGTATCCCCTTCACATGGTTTGGGACACTCCACACTACACTCTCGCTCCTGCGGTTCGCATTTTCCGTCGCCAATCGAGGGCTTAAAATCCGAGTGTGTTGGGTCGAGGATCCATATCTCTTTACCTGGACCACAACTCCCATCTGTACCGTCCATTGGTTTACCATTCAAAGAACAACTCTGTTGTTTGATCCACTGGGTACCTTCACAATCTTTAGATTCAACAAAAGTCACACCTTCCGGAGATACAAACTCACCTTTCTCTATAGCAGTTTTAGTCACTTCATCTAGAGCGACAGCTATCTTATCATCATCTGGTGTATCTGCGGTTATCTGTAAACCCAAAAACCCAAGACCTATCAATATAATGAGAATGATTACCAGTCTCACCGCCGACATGGCATCTCTTTATATTGAATGAGAAATTATTTAAGTATCAAAAATAGTACCAATAGTATAAAAATTAATATACCCACGTATGTGTATGTTTTGTTTTGTTTCTCACGTTCTTCGCGCGCACGCTGTTTTTCTTCTATTTCAAGTTTTTTTACAGCGAGGCGCTCCGCCCTTTCGCCAGCTAAACGTGCTATGTCTTCCTTTTCGTCTTCGTCAAATTCAAGCTCCCAAGGATCTGTACCAATGAAATTTTCATTAATCTTACATTCACTAAATACTTCAGTGTCAACTGCGGTATCAATTTCAGTGTTCTGAACGCATATATCTAAACTAAAACCACATGGAGACGTTTTCCTCAAATCATCCATGATAGGTGGTTTATATTTATTTGTACCAACACATACTCGACCTGGACAGTAAAGTCGTTGCATGAGTTCTAATCGAGCCACAGCTTTGTGTGGACCCTTGGTCTCTGGTATATTAGATAAAGTCTCTTCTACATAGTCCATCGATTCCTTACATCCAGGTATGTTACGTTCAGATTCACAGTCTCGCATGATTACATTGTAACACGAACAACGCTCGTCATTCTTGTTTGCATCCTGAGCACAGAACGCTTCGTCGACCAACTCTGACATCTTATAAATACTAAACATTTAAAATTACGATGACTATCAGTAGTGCCATAGCCAGCAGTATGAGCATGAGACGTCTTTTGTTTTCTTTTTTTCGTTCGTACTCCTCCTCAATATTTTCAATGCGTTCCAATTGTTCTGTTTGTTTAGTTTCAATGTCAGCTTGGCGTTCCGCATCGGCTTCTCTTTCCTCGGCGCGCAATTGTAATTGCAATTCTTTATTTTTGGCTGCGATAAGTGCTGCATTTTCCCCGGTTCTGAGACCGAGAATCGATTGTACATTCACATCTTGTACGTATACTGAATCTAAATCTTGGAATTCAACTTCATTTATAGAACAGTCCCTGAAATACTTGGAGTTTATACTTTCACCCACATTTACATCCGATGCACATATGTTTAATTGAAAGTCACATCTACCTACTGCGATGAGATCGTAATATTCGGGTGGTAAATATTTATCTTCACCACACGCTCTATTACCACAATGATACCTAGACTGTATTTCTCGAATAGCGAGTGCTTTTTGATCCGCGAATTCTTCTTTGTCGGGGATCACACCCACGAGTGAATCCCTCCATTCATTATTTTCTTTGCAACCTGGTATGTTTGGGTTAGCGTCACAATCTCTGTTAATGATATTGTAACATGAACATCGTGTGTCATTCGGATCAGCAGCGCATATTTCTTCTGACATCTTACATATAGTTAATATTTTTTTGGTAGACGTTCATAAATGAATAAATTTTCAAATATAGTTTACTCCGTTTTAGACATGCCACATTGGCCGGTATAAATTATTTTGTGTACATATTTCAAGAATGTCTTTGTCTTTGTTAGAAAAGGCAGCAGCAGGTAAAATACCTGTATACTTTGTGCTTGCGCATGGTAAAGATTATTCACCCTCACAATCTATAAGAAGTGTACCCACTGGTAAAATGTTAATACTCCCAGTAGATTTAGGTGATACATTAACCTACGCGGGTGCAGAAGCTCTTGCAAAAATGTTAGGTGACAAATCGAGTGTAAAAAAACTTCTTTCTAATTTACCAAAAAAATTCACAGTTTTGAAGCAAACAGAACAATTCCCAGATACTATTTTAGCATTCCACGATAAATACTTATGGACTGGAATATACGAATTACCACAGCCCCTATTAAAAAAGGGATTGAGAAAGGATATTCACTCGATGATGAACATAGACACACCAAACACACCACCTAAAAAAAGAGTGTCTACTTTCTTAAATGAAAATCCAAACGAAGAGGCGGTTTATATTATAGCATCGTGTAGAGGTGTTAAGAACGTGCCACCAAATGAAGTTTCTGGTTTAACGACCAAATACGCAAAAAGAACGAGTGCACAAATCAAAACGCTCACAGAAAGAAAAAAAGAAGCTATGCGAAAATCTAAAAAAAGACCTGCATCCACGACCAAATCAACTGATAAAAAGAAGGCAAAAATAGAACCGAGTAAAAAAAGAAAAAGATTACCCGATGAAACATCTCGGAAAAAACAAAAGTTAAATAATTCTCCAGTAAAATCACTCACACAAAAGATGTCAAAATTACAAATCTAAATAAAACCATCGCCTATTAACTCTATCTCACCTTTGAGTTCACGAGCTCTTGTGTTCAGGTCACGTATAATAAATTCATTAAATTTATTTTCGGTAGATACATACCCTGGACACAAGTTTTCGATTTCTGCCCACGCATTTGTATGTGTATTAAAGCATTCTATACTGTTTTCGGGAAGATTCATTTTATTTAATTTACAGAAATGATCGACCACTTGAGTTTTCACCTTTTTTGTAACTCGTCTAATAGGTGCGGATTCTCTTATGATTTTATTAATCATTGTTAACTCGGCTGTTTTGAGACGTATATCGATGGTTCTCATACGTTGTTCATAGTGTTCGTAAAAATAACATATTTCATCTTCAGTGAGATACAAATCTTCTAGAGATATACCTTCTTCAAAAACACTCCTAGCTAATCTCGGTGATTCAGGACTATCCGCCCTATACATATCACGCATAGTATTACATAACTCAAGATAATCACCTTCCGATAACTTATCTGAGTTCTTGTCTATGATAGACATCACTTTTCTGAGATCATCATTCATACTTACATGCATGCATATCGACTCATTTCTTTAGTTCACTACTATTGATGGTACAACTTTAAGTTCACGTCCATCATCATAACATCATTTGATTGTGTTGATGGAAATGTAAGTATTATCGGTTTACATAACAAAGAATCCATTTACTTCTTCTTTGCGGTTCTGGAGCGCGTCTTTATGGTCATCGATTTTATACTCTTCATGATAAAGTCAAGTTCTTTCTTCGCAGTTTTAATTTCCTTATTCAATTGCTTCATAAGTTTATCGTTTATGATTTGATTTTTAAGTGTCATTTATTGTAAGCATATAAAAAAATGGGATGACATATACACAAGATGCTGCTCAAAGAGTTAAAAGAACACTACAAAACGATTCGCGAGGAGGTTCGAACACTTCCTCGTGAATTCATTTCTGAAACGCCGAGAAAAGAAGGAGAGTGGGTTGGTTCTGAACACTTAAAAGAGGTCGTGACCATGTACGCCTCTGGTAAACACGGCTGGCTTAAGGGTGGTCAAGACCACGTCGCGGAAGAATGGATCAGTTGGCCGCTTATATGGGATGGACATCCAGTAGTTGGAAACTGTGAATTATGTCCGAAGACACACGCACTCCTGTCTTCGATTGAAGGCATAAAAGTTGCTGGATTTTCACTCATGAAAGGAGGTGTTAAGCTCAAATTACACACCGACGATGTTGGTTCTAATTATAAGTTTACGTACCATTTAGGTATAGA